ACCTTTTCCACCACTTCTTATCTTGCTGCCTGGACACTTTCTAGCCATGATTCACCTCTTTATGCGCAACCATCCGAGTACAGGAAATACCTAAAATGCACATTCCAAATTTGAATCGTCTGGGAAAATCTCAGTTACGTGCTTTGCAATGTTGCACAATCTTTTTAGCACGATATTTCTACCGTTTAATGACATCATAATGCCACCTATGTCGCCAGGTATCCACCATCTGTAATGGCTTCGTATCTCGCGGTTACTGTCGTGATGTACTCAGCGCCCTCAGCGCCACCGGCGATTGTCAGCTGGATTTTCGTTCCCACATTGATTCGCATTAACCCCGTCCATGATAGTTCTGCTTCTGATGTTAGGTTTCCAACGGCCCCATCAACACTAGATAGAATGACTCCCGGTGTCGCATCATCTGTCTGAATTGATATGCTTGTTAGGGTTGTATCGTCACACAAGTCCGCAGGCATCTTAATGCTTAGACCCTTTAGAAACACCGCCTGAGTCGTTCCTGTGAACAGATCATAAGATGCAGCCGCCTGATTCAGATCTTCGGTTGTCTCTGTTATCTGCGTTTCGCCCACAAGCTTCTTATACGCAGCAGCTTTAGTCCCGAGAACAACCCCGTCCGTACTCGTATCGGCTTCAATAGCAATTGCCGCAGTTACTAGCTGCTTGATATACGCCATTGCGGTATCTGCATCAGTCACAGCGCCAGCCGCCGCCGCATCGTCTAGCGCACCTCCAACAGAAGCGAGAAAGGCTAAATCTGTCCCAACCATCGTAGTAGGAATAGCCGCGATGTCCGTCTGCAATGCACTCAGGCCGTAGGTCACGTTGTCGAGACGGTCCGTCACGAGGCACGTGTAGAGATCCTTGTTCTCAACGTCGGGCAGGCCAATAACATCCATCAGCGTTCCATCATAGGTGCGCCCTGAGAAGTTGCCAAGGTCGGCCTGCACGTTGTCAATAGCTGTGTCGGCTGTGTCGATAAGGCTCTTCAAGTTAGCCAAGCCGTTAGTAGCGTCATCAAGCCGATCAGTAATCAAGCACGTATACAACGGCTTGCCAGACGTATCGGGGATTCCAAGCGCGGCAAGCAACGTCGTTAGATTTGATTGCCCTGAGAAATCACCAACATCAGCCTTAATCGCCGCATCGTGTGTTGCAAGTTCTTTTCTAGTCTGTTCTATTCCGTGCTTGCCGATCATGACAACACACCCCCGCTAGTAATCGCTACATACTGCGCCGTGACCTTGCACGTATAGGTTGAACCATGTGCGCCGCCTGCTATTGTTAGCTGGATCTTCGTCCCAACTGTAATATGTGCCCTTCCAGTCCAGAAGAGCTCACCCTCAGATGTCAAATTGCCAACCGCGCCGTCAGTCGCGTCGATCAATACACTAGGCGTTACGTCATCCGTTTGAATTGCAATGCTTGTCAGTGCGCCACCGGCGGCCTCGGTCGGCATCTTGATTATCAGCGATTCAAGCACGACATCTTGAGTAGCGCCGGTGAATAGGTCATAAGATCCCGTCGCTTGGTTTAAGTCGATTGTCGTTGCCGCTATCTGTGGCGCGCCCGAGCCAGTTGTTACCGCGTTCTTGATCGCCTCTAGTCCATAGGTTGCACTGTCTAGCCGGTCTGTTATCAGTAGCTTGTACAGCGTGTCATCATCCACATCGGGAACACCCAACACGGCGAGTAACGACTTCAGGTTGTTTGTCCGCGCTGAGAAGTCTCCAATGTCTTCAAGGATTGCGTCCGCATCGTCATTCAGGGCAGATAGGCCGTATGTCGCACTGTCTAGCCTGTCCGTGACCAAGCAGGTATACAGCGGCTTACCGCTCGTGTCGGGAATCCCGAGCGATGTCAACAACGACACAAGGTTAGACCTTGCTGACCAATCTCCCAGGTCTGTATTGATCGCATCAACCGCAGCTTTAAGGTCGGCGTCTTCCACGATGAAGTTTGACCACACCATAGCGGGAACGTATGCCGTATCGCCGCCAATTGTTGCAGTAATCCCAGATACCACAATCTTGTATACGTCGCCTACAGTCCACTCAGCGGCCTTAAACTGATAATCCACAAACACACGCCCGTCTTCCTTGCCGAACGTTATTGCTGTTAGGCCCGCAGCGGAGAAAGCCCCGCCACCTGTTGACTTCTCAATAACTGCTGAAATTCCAGTGATATCAATGCTCGCAGAGGCAACTGCGCCGGTATCAACGTCCATGATTGAGATCGAGAACTGCTGTAGTGCGTTTTCTTCAACCGCTGCGCTGATTGATTGCGCCGTCCGCATCTGGATAGCTGAGCCGCCAAGTATAGTCAGAATGGATTCAGTATTGGTGACGTTCTGCTTGTGGTAGCCCATAGCTTTCGTCGTGTCGTCAACCGCACCTGTATGCGCGGCGGTATCGACACGCCCTAGGTCAACAACGCTATTAGTCTCAGGATACTTCATCTTGTGGTCACCTTCTTAACAACCACATCGTAGATCGCGTGAGTCGTGTCTTCATTCTCAACCTGGACCTTCGCAAACTTAGGATCGCCTTCGATCACAATCGTCTTTTGCGCCCTTGAACCGGCATCACACGTCAACGTACCATCACAATACTCTTCGGTATCCCACACGCTCGCATCAGTCGGCGCTCCCGTTGGAGAGGTATACACACGAAAGACCGCATTGCCCGTTGACGCTGTGGCAAATTCACATTCCACGGTAAGCGCAAAGTCGTCCACATCGGTAAGATCCATCACTGCGCATTCCGTCCCGGCTATTGTTGCAGGCACGGTGCTCGCGGCCGCTAACGTTGCTTCGTTCATCAGTGTTCTGTTTGCATAATCCGGCATTGTAGCCCCCTATGAATCTAAGTATGCGTATCCAATCTCGCCTATAAATCTAAATACAGGCGGCACTTGTTTATCTTCAACAACCTCATTGCCCCCACGCCATCCGATGAAGTTCAGATCGCTTACCTCTGCATACTTCGCTTGTAAAATCCTCTTGATTTCTTGCTTGAACTCGAATATGGCCTTCTTCGGGTTGATAGCTATTCCGGCGCGAGTCACCCAGATATTGCACGCAAGATTGCCAAGGAATAACTGAGCAGGTGCGCCGTTCGTTGTGATGCCAAGGAATGGAGTATCGCCGCCTGACTTTGGATACTCAACAGGGTCGGTGAATGTCACCTGAGGTGCTTTCGACTTTGAATCATACCAGCCAGTCGAAAAGGTCGGCGTAATTGAACTTGTGTTCACAGGAATCCAATTATCTACAATCACGCCCATGATAGAAGTCTTAGGATCATTCATGTTCAATTCTCCCGTATCTGTCTTCTAACCTCACAACGTCGTCAAGCTCTGGGGTTGACACCTCTAAAACAACACAATCCTCAATAGCGGCCATTCTATGCGGCATTGGTGGTTCAATGTGTGCAACCGCGCCCGCTTCTAATTCGGCCTCATTTCCATCAAGAGACATCAATAACCGTCCGCTCATTACCCTAAGCGTCTCTACTTTTCTTTCGTGGTATTGCAATGACAACGACTCCCCGGCATTGATAAATAACAGCTTGCCTGCATAGACGTCAGTAATCGCCCACAGCTCTTCGTGTCCCCACGGTTTCTCAGTTATCATCGTGCCGCCTCGATCAATTCAGAACTTGATACTGTCTTCTCGCCACCGACTCCGAATACCATTTCAATTCCAAGCTCTTCGCAGATAGCCGTTTCGGGTATCGTCTCCGATGTCTGGTCGCCACCATTGGCAAATATGAACTGATTACCACAATTGCTAACAACCTCTCGCAAGGTGTCACAAACATCCCTACCGATGTCGATAGATAGGACGGCCTCGTCTACCATATACAACGCCTCAACAATCCTGCGTCGATCTTCTTCGGGCATGAACTCAACGCGGCCCTTCAATCTAACCTGCGCGTCGTTATTGACGATTACAATCAGATAGTGGCCTAACTCCCTTGCTGCCTCCAGATAGTCAAGATGTCCTACATGGATAGGATTGAAGTACCCTGAGACTATGACCGCTTTCATGCTCGATTCCTTTCCGCAACAACAATCATCATCCCATTATTCAAGTTATCCGCCTGTATTACCGTGAACGTCGATCCGCTATCCACAAGCTCGCTCGCCTGTGTTGCCGCGCCATCACTCACTGTCAACGTAGAGAGAGTAGGCACGGTCCCTACGTTGATCGTGCCCGTCGTTGGGTATTCCACGTAGAATATCGCCGCGCCTGTAGGTATAGCGCCAGAAGCGTCTCGATAATCATCCGCCCTACCTATCCTAAGATCCTGAATAGCCTTAATCGTACCAGGCGTCACTGTTAGCGTTGCATCTCCGTAGGCGTCCTTGCCGCCCTGTGCGTAGGTATTAAGCACAACGTCATGGCCGTGCTTCGATAGGTGCCTGCTCCCGTCGCTCATAGCTTCTCCGCGTCAATCGACCGCATTAGGTTTCCTGTGTCAACAGCAACGATCTTCTTTGCGTGATATTCAATCCGAAGTGCAATCAACCTGATAAGATCATTCGTGTCTTTGGCCTTTGCTGCCAACTCCCCAAACTCTGCCATTGTCTTCTCAATAGCCGGTCTCATGTATGGCTGTGCTCGCGACCTCGATGTCCCAAGCTCTACATAAGCGGCATATTCTGCGTCAGTGAACGTATGCCAAGGTTCAATAGGCCCAGGCATTGCGTTCTGAAACATCTTGTTCACAGCAGTAAATCCAACAGCAGACATAAGCAAGCTCACGGTGTCTTCATCTCCCCGTCTTGCGCTGTGTATCCCAAACTCGAAACAGCCGTCTTGCGTCTACCTAACCCTCTCAGCGTTCCGGTTGTATCCAACAATAGCGCCATCTGGCCATATCTTGTGAACTCAAGCCCCATGCCAGTCTTCCCGCTATAGGTAAACGATGTAGGCCCTACTGTGCTCTTCACCGCCTGCTGATCTCGCATTGAGGTAAAATGCGCAGCAAGCCAACACTCAATCTCCTCCAGGATAGCAGCGGCTAGGGAGGAATCTGCCGCCGCCACCTGGTCTGCCAACTGGCCCGCTGGGAGGATGAAAGCATCAAGGTCTGTCAAATCGGTGTCAATGATCTTCTTGACCTCTGCTGTCGTCGTTCTAGCCATTATGGCCTAGCTCGATCCAATATCGCTGTCGTATGCGACTCCGCAACGCCCGTCATAATCAGACTTCACACGAGGAGCCATGCACGCCATCACCTTGAAGTTGGACTGCATTCCGCCGTAGGTCTCCCACTCAACAACCTGAATGTCGAGAGCAACTGTGATGTCAACGGTTTCGCGCGTCATCTCAACCAAGCAGATGTCATTGGCCGCTAGTGCATCCGTCGGCTTGATGTCAATAATCTGCGACTTGTTCTTCAGGATCTCATAGTATGACATGCCACCCGCGCTAGAATCGCGCTGGTTGTTGATGTCATTCCATTCGTTTGCATGGACGTACAGCATATATGGACCCCAATGCCGATCAGTCTCAAGCTCTGCCAATAGTAACGCAAGGTCTTTCTCGCAGTTAGCGATAGTGCCTGTCCAGTTACCTGTCAGCGTTGCGATGCCGTTAGCGTGCGTGTAGTTCATGTAGCCTAGAAGTGAATTACCGGCTGCCACAACTGTCGATCCGTTGAACAACGTATCCTCAAGTTTCTCAATGACCTTTCTGGTTGCCTGCGCAACCATTGTGGTATCAAGGGGCTCTCCTCGCTGCTCCATCGCAATCAGCTTGCGCAATGGGATCTGGAAGTCAACGTGCGTAATCGGGAGAGGCACGGTTGTCTCGCCATAGTCGGCGGTATTCTGTGCGCCCTGTGTCAATCCGCTCATCGACTGCTCAGCCGAATGAATGTCGCTCATCGTCTGCCATGTGTCATACATGAAGCCAATGCCATCCAGATTGCGAACAAGCCCGCGACTCTGAAGGTCTGCAATTCCATTCAGCCGTTGACCCGCAACTTCAATTACGGTTTGGTCGATAGCTTCCCAAGCATCGCGTGGAAGCGTAGCATTCGACCGAAGAGCCTTGCCTACATTGAAGTTGTTAGCCCGAAGCTTTTGGATTACATTCCCGGCCCCCGGTATGTCTTGAAATCTACTTACTTGTGCTTGGTTCATCATAGCACCTCGATCTTATACTGTGCCAGTCCCGGGTCTGCCGCAATCGTTGCCGCCTCAAGAACAACGCCAATGCCAGGCGTTCCCGCAATCGCCGTCCCTTGAGACACAAATCCATTACCCTCTGAGAACACAACATCCCCAACGGCAACCGTAGCCAATGCAGACGACGTGCCGTAGACCATCACTTCGTCGCCGCGATTAGGGATGACAAACGGCATCGTATCGCCACTTGCATATGTCCCATTTGTCGGCACGCTTCCGCTCTCAACCAGAATCTTGATCTCTGGCTGTAGCGTCCCTGAACACACCTGAATGCGCGTAGAACTTGCATACTCTACCAGCATCCCAGGCAGTCCAGTTGCGTCCATAATCCACTCTTTCTGAAGAAGACCTTCAGGCTTAGAGCGAACAACAATCGTCTTCTGAATCGTATGGTGTTGAGCCATAATCATTCACCTCTCTTCGCTGTCACGACTTTAGGCGGCACAGGAATCTCTTGCGTGGCATTTGTGCGCGGCATTCCAACACCCGCATAATTACCAGGCGAGAAATTAGCAACGAGTTCTTTCAGCGCCTCGGTCGGCAATAACGCAATTGTCTCTTTCGACACAGTACACCGCTCGTTGGCAACCAAAGACGATACAAGCCCTTCACGCTCAGCATTCGCCGCCACTTTCTGGCTCTTGTAGAATCTCATCACGTCGCCTAGCTTTACGCCGTCAATCTCGGTGTCGGCGTTGACCGCAACCGGCTCGGCTACAGGCTCTTCAACGGGTTCTTCCACCGGATCCTGCTCCGCCACTGGTTCCGCCACTGGTTCTGCTTCGACCGGTTGCTCTTCTACCTCTCGGTGTTCGTACATCCATGCCACCTGTTCATCGGTCGTGTTCTCAAGCAATGCTTCGTCAGCGCCGCTCTCGATCAGCTTCGCCACCATCTCTTCTCTGTTCATCGTGTTCACCCCTAGAATCCTCTTGATTCTGTCTAGAATCCCCGTCGCGTGATCGTTTTGCTTCATATCATTCTCCTTCTCGACGGGGAGTTCTTCTTTCTCAGTCTCTCCCGCCTCTTCCGAGTTTATTCGTGGCGCTCCACACCCATCTTGCCACGAACATGCGCCAATCTCGGCAGGCAACAACGCTAAATGGTCAGGCCGTAAGTTGTGCGCAACCGTTCCATAAGACGTCCCCTCATAGACACCTGGGGCTTCTTCTACATCGCGGAAATATGCCGTAGAGACTTCAAGCGGTTGCCCGCCCCTCAGGCGATTTACAACCGCCTCGCCATTCGCACCTATGGTTAACGCCTTCTCTATGTCAATCCATAGCTCGCCCTTGAGCTTGGTCTTATCACCATCCGTCTCATATCTCGCGTTGTAGAATCGCCCACACACACGCTCTTCGATAACATCAACGCTTCTTGCTGATGCTGGTTGTTCGGCCGTTCCCGGATGTGCTATCGGCAGCGGAATGTCATTCCATTGCTCAACCGCTACAGCAAGTATTTCTTCGGCCGAAAGATATTCGTTGTTCAATACTCCATTGACCGCAGCAACAACCGGAGCGACTAGATACGTTCGCCCGTCTAGCGTTTCTTCTCTTACTTCAGCAGTAAATGCTTGTAGCGTTACTAATTTGCCCATAAGCTAACCACCATCCGGTGAATACAATGTCGCCTTAATAGATCCCGCCGAAGCTCTGAACGGCAAAGCTATCCCATCCACAATATCCCGCCATGCTTGCCATGAATGTGGAACTATCTCAACTTTTAATTGGTCGTCACGTCCCATGTTCCGTTCTGCGCGTATACGATTGATACATTTCTCAATCTCCATCCGAAGACCGACAACACGTTCGGCATTGCTATCACGTTTATTCATACCACAGGCCCCCAGGCGCAGGTGCAATTCGGGTGAGCAGGAATAAGCCCACGCGCATCTTCAATTTTATAGGGAGACCCTGCCGCGCCATCCGGGCAGACGTTACTCGGACAAGGCCCCCCTCCATAGATCCAATCAACCTCCTCAACCTTGTAGTCAACATATCTATTCAACGAGGCCTCGTCGAACGCCCTGGCCGTCTCTGTTCGTGCCAATGTCCGAGCCCGCTGTAATCCAAGCTTCTTAATCACCCCATTACGGCCAGCAAGGTCGGTTGCAATCGCACGCGGGTTCTTTCCCTGCATCATCCCGTCCGCTAATACGCGCGATATCTTCTGATCCATTGCAGCGGTGATTCCCTTCAATTCGGTGAAGTTTCGCAGATACATCATTCCTAAAGCATCAGCGTGTACAGGACCACCAAGCACAGCTCCGATAGCCACGTCTGTCTCAGGCGGCGCAATGCCAAGCTCATCCATCTTCTTTTCTGCCCATACAATGCCCTTGGAGTAGCCGCGCTTGACGTAGATGTCTTGCCATCCTGTGTGAACTACTGTCGCACGGCCCTCGTATCGAATGATTTCTAGGATTCCTTCGTCCTCTTGTGCAGCCAGCCACTTCATGAACCCTTCAAGCTTCTCTGTCTGTAGCGGATAGTCATAGGCATTAGTTACCAGGCTACCACCAAGGAACTCATCGTCAACGATCTTCTCTCGAACCTGTTTAGCTAGCCATCCAAAACGCGCATCCATCTCGCCCATGTACTGATTGATTACAGGTGTCAGATTCGTGCCTTTGACTGCGTTCTCAGCTAGAAGAATCGGCATTCGATAACCTCGCAAACATATTCATTACTTCGTCGTCGTCCTCGTCCAGTACGTTTGTCTTCAGTGGCTTGTTCTCTCTTTGCGCCGGGAACCCTAACGCCTCTCTTAACTCTGCTTCGTCGAACATGTCCAAAGGTTGGTTCGCTGTAATCTTCGCAATAGCATTTGCTCTCTTCTCGTAAACGCTAGCCTGCTCTTCATCCGTCAAGCAGAATAATCCAGGCCATTCGGCTTTGTATGTGCCGTCTTTAGGCGGTTCTAATGCGCGGATGCTTATAAGTCGATCAATCAGCGGCCTCAGGATGTGAGGCTCTGCATGCTGTACCTGACGCTCGCCAATTCTTCCAAGCCAGTTAGCTTCATCCTGTGACGATGCGAGACTGCCCCGTTCGCTACCCAACAGAATTCTTTGAGGGATATGTGTCTTGCCCGAAACAAGCTGAATCAACATTGAGAATACGGACGTAGGGTCTTCCGGGGTTGTGCCCAGTTCTTCGAAGTCAACACCCTCAGCCTTGATCAGCCGTTGCAGGTTGTGAATGTAGTCCTGCCACTCTTCAATCACACCCGCGTCATCATCCCACTCATAGCCTTCTTTCGGCGATATTGCATAGCCCTTGATGACCATCTTCCAGAATGCCTCAGCAGCCGGTCCAACTACTTTGTCAAGATCCTGTAGTCGGTTAAAGATCTTTTGCAGTCTGGGCTCTCCGAATACCTCATTCTCAAGCAACCCCTCTGCAATGTGAATAACGCGCGAATGGTGAACGATCTCTTTCTTAGCCGCGAAGCCTTTCACGATATTGCTACTCATGTCTATCGTGTACATCTTTGGTTTGCCAAATCGCGGGTTGTTTACATCGTCTTCGTAGGAATTCACTTTGGCAAACAGCTCACTAAACACTGAGATGTAGATAACGTCTTGAGGGCTTGAGACGGCTGTCAGTTCTTCAGATAGGTTGCCTTCCTTTGTCCCAATGAGCATAACGCCATAATGCCCAATACCTGACAGCCTATCTGCTCGCTCACAGTAGGAATACAATTTCAGTCGTTCCTCAAGCTCGTGCCACCCCTTGATAAACTTCGATGCCCCTTCAGATCCATCCGTAATCTTCGGTGGCATTCTCCACGTAGTCTGTGCTGGGGCATCCACAATTACAGATGCAAGGTCGCGTCGATCATAATAGTCTTGATATTGCTCAAGCGATGGATTCGATGTGTATCCCAAATTGGTGTCAATGTCTCGATCAGAATCAAACAATATGCCCGCTCGTCTAAACAGATCAGATCGTGCCAACAAGCTATTGGCGTTGTTTTTTATGGTGCGCTTCTTGCCTTCCTGTCCCATCATATCCCCCAAGAGAAAACGGCCCCGCGCATTCACGCACAGAACCATTACAAATGCACGTACTTTAATCTAGCACGCGCACACTCTTAGATCAACAGGATGTCATCTTTATTCTAGTCTCATTTGTCCCCTATTTCCTTTACACGTCTTCGCGAGGATAGTCCTTGCGATAGCGATCAATCCAATATTTCGCCTTTCACGTCTGGTCTGATGGAAGAAGCCTGACCAATTCCTCAAGCTCATTCAGCAGTATCAGGATCACGTCTTTCCGAGTCACTCTTCCCTCCGTTCAGCACAGCAAACACAATCACTCGTCGGCACTCCCACGCCGGACGTATGCGGCTATCATCGTCCCTTCCTTCATACTTCCCACGATCGCCCCACGTCGCCATGACATTGCGGGTTGTGATAGTGCCAGAGAATGTCATCAGTCAGCGATCATCTTTGATAACGCCTTCTTGCGGTGACGTCGATTCATGATTCCTCCATTGCCCACCCAAGCTCTCCATTGCCGATAGGCACTGCAATCCCCAGCCCATTCTTGTATGCGTCGCGGATGCCTATCGTTAGCTTGTGCGGATCGCCATCAATCCATCCGTTCTTTGCTGCATAAAACACGGTTATAGCGCCCCTAGCGTCCCTAGCGGCCCTAGCGCCCCAAGCGTCCCAAGCGCCCCAAGCGTCCCAAGCGTCCCTAGCGGCCCTAGCGCCCCAAGCGGCCAAAGCGTCCCAAGCGTCCCAAGCGTCCCAAGCGGCCCAAGCGGCCCAAGCGGCCCAAGCGCCCCTA